GCTTGGAACCCTTTCAACACAACACAAGGTAGCCCATCATCAACAGCCTTTTCTTGTTCTAAAGGAAAAGCATTTGTAAAAAACTACGCATCAAAAGATGCTGGTTTAAAAGCAACTGTAGATACTTTAACAAACGGTTATTACAAAGATATTGTTGATGGTTTAAAAAATAACATTGGCGCATATAAATTATCATTAAGTAAAAGTTTATTTACATGGGGTACTAGAGCTGGCGTTAATAATGTACTAGCTGGTAGCACTGTAAACCCACCAGCAATAAGCCAATCATCCATTCAAGTAAAAACATGCAGTTAACTTGCAAAATTGAATAAATTTTAGTACCTTTGCGTGATATGGTAGCCAATATAGTCACAACAACAAAGGTAAATGCTCCAGAAGACTTTAACGTTGTAAAGTCAATTAACTCTATTATAGATGGGTTACCAACCCTTATAATTGGTTATGACTATGTATCAAAGCACTATCCAGATTTTGACATAACAGATGTTCAATTATCTGATAATCTTTATTGGACTTTTAAAAGAACCGAGAAAAGAGATAAACACGATGAAGATTTGGTTTGGTTTATAAATAAGGTTTATAAACAATTTACAGACAAAGTTGTGTATGTATTCGTTGACCCTATTCAATATAGGGGCAAAACAATGATGAAAATAATTAGAAAAATAAAGTCATTGGATAACATTATAACCTATGAACATGGTGAAATGCTGTATATGTATTCTGATAATTTTATCTTTGGGGTAGATTTAAAATTATTAAAATATATCGGTTTTGATTCAGACAAAATAAAAGATAAGGTAAAAGCCAGCAGTAGTGTATTTTTGAGAGAAAACGAGATACTTATAGAATATAAAAAATGCATCAATTATCTAAACGGAAACATTAGATTTGCACCGTACTTATATTCTATAAAAAATGGACAAAACGATTCTTCTAGCATCATTCATATTCCCAGAGAGAGTTGATTGGTTTATTAGTTATCTAGAAGCTAAATTTTCAATAACCAAAGACAAAGTTTTTTGTTATAAAAACTTGGATGATGAATCAAAAGTCATCATGACATTTAAGTTTAAATTTGAAAAAGATAAAAAAATAAACTTAAAAGACTTATTCCCAAATGCCGTACCTATTCACAAGAAAGGAAATGCTTTGTATACTATAAACGCTTTAAATAAACTAATTGATTTAAAAGTTGGTAGCGATATAGGAAACATTGACTATAAATCATATAAGATTGATTGGTCAGAATATCAAGATAGGATTATTTTATTAAACGGCCAAGAGCTAGGCATTTTCAAGATTCAGAGGATTTTTTAATGTGTTTGAGATATTTATATAAAAGATAACAACTTTAATAAACTAAAGTTATGGAAAATACGAATAAAAAAGAAACAAACAAAAAAACTGAAGACCTTATGAAAGCATTGAATTCAATGTTGGAAAACAGTGAAAATCCAAATATGGATTGTAGTTCTGGTGTTTGCGTAATAAAAGGCGACAAAAGCATTGTTGAAAGAATCAACAAGAAGATAATAACAGAAGACGGAAGACAATTATTATTCTAATGAAAAAGACTAAATTCAATCCTAGCTTGCTTAAGGAAGAACAAAATAGATTTAAACTTTTGTTAGAATATGATTTCTACCAAGAGAAAAAAGAAATTCCTGAGTTTAAAAACCTTATTTTAGGTGACACCATGGATGAGGCTGAAGAAGCCCCAGACGATTTGGAGTCAGAAGATAACATTGGAGCGGCTGCTGATAGTGTTGCAGCTGATTTAGGCGTTGAGGCTCCAGCTGGTGAAGAAGAAGTTACTGATTTACCAGATGAAGAACCAGCCGATGACGAAGAATTACCTGCGGATGACGAAGAAGCGCCTGCGGATGAACCATCTGGTGACGAGGTTGAAGTTGATGTCACCTCTATTGTAAAAGGTTCTGAAGAAGCTAAAAAAGCTGCTGATGCCGCTACAAAAAACACAGAAGTGTTGCTACAAAAATTGGCTGATTTGGAATCACGTGTTGCTAACATGACAGACATCACAAATAAAATAGAAGGATTAGAGCAAGAACTCATAAAGAGAAACCCAACACCAGTTGAAAAATTGGAGATGAGGTCACTTCACTCATATCCTTTCAATCAAAAATTAAGTGATTATTGGGCTGATAAAGAGGGAATGTATGATGTTATGGGTACAGGTGGTAAACCAAAAGAATACATTTTAACAAAAGATGACGTTGATTCAACTTACAGTGATTCATCTATTAAACAATCATTTTCAACACCAGAAAACCCTTATGACGAGGGTGATATTCCAGAATATGAAGAAGAAGATATCTAGATAAAAAAGCCCCTTTTTGGGGCTTTTTTTATTTAGAATTGTTCCGTACTTGCAACATTGAAAAATGTGTAGTATATTTGCATTCTATAGTTAAAATAGGCTTAAAATAAATCAATATTCTGCTTGACTTTTGTCATATTTTTAGTATATTTGTAACACATAAACTAAGTAAAAATAACATCTACATAAATTTAAAAACAGAGAAAAATGAGTAATGAAAAAACCAGTTTGCAAGCTATTTTAGAACAGTACGAAGCAAACAACAAACCAAAGTATGAGAAAAAATCAGAAAAGGTTTACGACTTAAAAAACTACTTTAACACCTACATTAAAGATGGTGTGAAGTCAGCTACAAAACAAATCAGAATTTTACCTAGTACAAACGGTGGTACACCATTCGTTGAGATGCATGGCCATAAAATTCAAGTTGATGGTGAGTGGAAAACATTCCCTTGCTTGAAACACGAAAAAGATGAAGCATGTCCTTTCTGCGAAGCACGTGAAGCATTGTTATCTACTGGCAGAGAGTCTGATAAAGAACTTGCTAAAAAATACAGTGCAAAGATGATGTACGTTGTTAAAGTTATTGACAGAGAACGCCCAGAAGAAGGTGTTAAATTCTGGAGATTTAACCACGACTATCGTAAAGAGGGTATCTATGACAAAATCATCGGTGTTCTTAACGCTCTTAAAAAGGATGTTACACACCCAGAAACTGGTCGTGACCTTGTGTTAACCATCAATAGAAACCAAACCAATGTGCCAGTTGTATCCGCTGTTGCATCCCTAGACCCTAGTCCGCTTTCAGAAAATGCTGAAGAAGCAAAAGCTTGGTTGTCAGATTCAAGAACTTGGGAAGATGTTTATTCTGTTAGAAGTTACGAGTACTTGGAAATCATTGTAAAAGGTGGTATTCCAGTATGGAGTTCTGAAGATAAGAAATTTATTGACAAAGCTTCTTTGACAGCAACATCTAGCGAAACCGACTCTTTGGAATCTGAATTGACATTGGGTGTTGAAAATGTTAAAGCTGGTATCGTATCAGCTCCGACTGCTCCGACTGCTCCAGTTGAGGTTTCCGCAGAAGAGGAAGGTGATGACCTCCCATTTTAGAATGGTAATTTTAATGTTTTACACACAAAGAAAGGTGAGGAATCGCCTTTTTTTGTTCTAGAATAACAATTTAAATTAATAACATTAAAATGGCGAAGAAACCTACTAAAAAACCTATTGAGAAAAAAGATTTTAACTTAGAAGATTTTAAGAAAACACAAGGGCTCAATTTTACAGTAAAAGAAAAAGAATTAGCATGGATACCGCTTTCAGAAGCGTTCCATGATGCGGTTAAAGTTCCAGGGATTCCAGTTGGATATTTTACTAGTTTTAGAGGATACTCAAACACTGGTAAATCAACTGCGATTTATGAAGGTGTGGCTGGATGTCAAAAATTGGGAATCCTACCGATTATTTATGAAACTGAAGGAAACTGGAATTGGGCACATGCAAAAAATATTGGAGTTCAATTTGAAGAATATGTTGATGAAGAAACTGGAGAATTAAATTATCGTGGTGATTTCATTTTCTTACAAGGTCCAGACCTTTTAAAAATGTACGTTTGTTATGACCATCAACATAGCAAAATGGGTACAAAACCTTTAAGATATGAACCAGTTGTTGAGGACATATCATACCACATGCATACAATATTGGATGCACAACAAGAAGGAAGATTACCAAGAGATGTTGCTTTCTTCTGGGATTCAGTTGGTTCAATAAACTGTTTCAAAGGAGCAACATCAAAAACTACCAACAATCAATGGACTGCTGGTGCTTTGGCCACATGCTTTAAATCACTAATTAATTATAGAATTCCAGCTTCTAGAAGAGAAGATGCGCCTTATACTGCTACATTTGCTGTAGTTCAGCAAATATGGTTAGATAATGAAAACAAAGTTATCAAACATAAGGGTGGTGAAGCGTTCTTTTATTCCCCAAGACTTATCTTCCATTTTGGTGGTATTCTTACACATAGTACTGAAAAATTAAAAGCTATATTTGCTGGTGAAGAGTTTCAGTTCGGTGTTGAAACAAGAATCAGATGTGAAAAGAATCAAGTTAACGGTATTGAACAAAAAGGTAAGATTGCATCAACACCACATGGTTATTGGAACCCAGATAAAATCAATGACTACAAAGAAGAACACAAAGAGTTCATAAAAGCTCATTTGAACACAGAGTATGATGATTTTGTGATTGAAAAAGAAGAAATCGGATTAAGCAAAGAAGACATGATGGCTTAATTTATTGTTTAACCTATTAATAATGAGTTTGTGAATAAAAGACCACCACGTAATGGTGAAAAAATAATAAAGAAACAAAATACACTTTTGGTAGACGGAAATGCCCTATTTAAAGTAGGGTATTTCGGTGCCAAAGGAGAATACAACAGTAGTGGTGAACACATTGGTGGTTTGTATTCATTCCTCACTATTTTACGAAAAATCTTAACAGATGACCTTTACCATAAGGTTTATGTTTTCTGGGATGGAAACTATAGCGGAAAGCTAAGATACGAAATATACGAACCATACAAAAGTGGCCGTGGTAAAGATTATATAAACGGCACCCAACCAATAGAACTATCTGAACTAAAACAGAGAAAGATGGTTTGGGACTATTTAAACGAAATGTATGTTAGACAGTTAAAACATGAAGTTATTGAAAGTGATGACTTCATAGCGTACTATTGTTTAAATAAAAAGGAAAACGAACAAATTACAATTGTGTCGACAGATAGAGACTTTTTGCAGTTAATATCTGAAGAAATAAGAATTTATTTTATAGATTTAAAAGAATACGTTGGTTTAACCAATTATTCTTCGTACTTTTGCCATCACAAAGATAATTCTGTTCTTATAAAAACCATGATTGGAGATGTTAGTGATAGCATAAAAGGCATCAAAGGTTTAGGCGAGACAAAATTACTTTCTTTATTTCCAGATTTAAAACAACGTAAACTAAGTGTAGATGACGTAATCCAAGAAGCAAAAAGGTTACAAAGTGATAGAGTAACCAACAAACAGAAACCTCTTACAATCCTAGATAATATCATAAACAAGGTTACAGATGGTGTTCAAAAAGACAAGATTTATGAGATTAATGATAGGCTGGTAAACTTGTCAAGACCAATGTTAACTGAAAACGGTGTAATAGAATTAAAACATTTGATAGACGGAACCCTTGACTCATCGGGTAGAGACCTCAAAAATGTTTTTATCATGATGAAAAGAGATGGGTTAGACAAAGCATTAGGTGAGACTAGGTACGCTACCTTTTTAGAACCATTTAAAAAACTAATAGACAGAGAAAACAATTTTTAACATTTAAATTTAAATTATGACAAACACAAAAGTAAACACAGGAACATTTGACCAAAAGAAAGTTGAAGAACAACGTTTTGAATTCGTTCTTTACATAAACAATCATATTATCTGCCAAAGGTATTTTAACATTCGTGATTTTAACGAAAATAGTATTGGCTCGTGGGAGATGAAAGAATTGATGGATGCTATTTGCGGAATGAACAATGGTTATCATGGTAGCATGGGTATCATACCTAACTATTTGAAAAATAAATCGAAGGATTATCTTTGGAATAACTACAACCCTTATTTTGTTCAACCAGACCAAGAACCTAGAAACATTTTCGAAAAAATTGATGACTTTCAGTTTGAGATTAAGATAGATAAGAAAAGTGTTGCAAAATCAGTGTTTTCTGGTAATTATTTTCCCCCAAAAGTACGTTATGCTGTGGTTATAAAAGAAATTATACCAGTTATAATGTTTGAGATTAGAGATTCATTAAGCAAAAAAAAATATAACAAAGTGGTTGCCTAAGCGACTACTTTGTGATATTTATCCATAACAACGTTTTTAAAGATAAAAAAAAAAATGGCGAAAATAGATAGAGATAGTTTGGGTTATTTGGGTTTAGACTATGAGTTTAGACTAATGGCTCAATTACTTACGGATAATAGATTTGCCAATTCAATTGTTGATATTGTAGATGCTAATTACTTTAGTGACCCATATCTTAGAGTAATAGCTGCTGCCATAAAAGAAGCCAAAGAAAAAGATGATATTGTTCCTGATTTAGGAAGTGTTAAAATTAGACTGTTAGCCGATGTGACAGAGGATTTACAAAGAAAGTATATCCTAACACAGCTTAGCAAGGTTCAAGAGGCTAGTTCTTATGATGCTCTTAAAATACAAGACATCGCTATGAAGTTTTGTAAACAACAAGAGTTGAAGAAATCCATCAAACAGATTCAAAAAATAATTGATATTGGTGACATTGAAAACTACGAACAATGTGAAACAATACTTAGAAAAGCATTGGAGCATGGCGACAATAAGGATGACGGCATGGATGTTTTCGATAATATCAAAGATGTTTTGGTTGATGACTTTAGAAAACCAATAAGAACTGGCATAAAAGGCTTGGATGAAGTAATGGATGGTGGCTTATCTAAAGGTGAATTGGCTGTAATATTGGCACCGTTTGGTGTCGGTAAAGCACAGCCATTATTTTCTAATATATTAACACCTAATGGTTGGGTAACTATGGGTGATATTAATTTAGGTGACTATGTTATTGGCAGGGACGGAAAACCAACCAAAGTTATTGGTACATTCCCACAAGGAAAAAGACCTATATACGAAGTTAAATTTAACGATGGTACTAAAACATTATGTGATGCTGAGCATTTATGGTCTGTAAACACAATTAATCAAAGAAATAGAAAAACAAAAAAAGATGGTAAACAAATTTATTTACAATCTGATAATTCATTTAAAGTTGTAAAAACTATTGATATGATTAATAGTGTTAAAGTTTGGAATGGAAGACGATTGAATTATAAAATACCCAATGTATCACCAATCGAATTCATAAAAAAAGATTTGATTATTGACCCTTATTTATTAGGTGTTATATTAGGTGATGGGTGTATTACATCATCTAATCAGCCGAATTTTGTTACCAAAGATGAAGAAATAATTACTGAGGTTGCTAAAATTTATAACAACTTATCAATTAAAGAACAAATTAGAGATATTGAAAAAGAAATTAATGGTGAATTAGTTTTAGTTAAACGCTATTTAAAAAAGGTTTCATTATTAGGGATTAAAGATTCTTTAATCGAATTAGACTTATACGGAACTAATTCTAAAACTAAGTTTATCCCACAAAACTACCTTTATTCTTCTATATCTGATAGAGTTAGCCTATTACAAGGTTTAGTTGATACAGATGGGTATATTGATGAGCATAGAATAGAGATTTCAACAACATCTGAACAGTTATCTAAAGATATTAGAGAATTAGTTTTATCTTTAGGTGGTAGAGTTTCAATTTCTGAAAAGATTGGAAAATATGGTGATAATATTTGTAATAATTATTATCGTATTTCCTTTAGTTTCCCAGATAACGGAATTATACCAAGTAGGTTAAGTAGAAAACTAAATAAATTTAAAAATAGAACTAAGTATTCTAATAATAAATTTATTAAATCAATCGAGTATTACGGTGAAGAAGAAGCTAAATGTATTATGGTGGAAAACCCAGAACATTTATATGTTACTGATGATTACATCGTCACCCACAACACGACCATGATGACCAAAATTGCTAACACAGCAATGAACGATGGTTACAGAGTTTTACAAATCTTCTTTGAAGATAACCCAAAGGTAATTCAAAGAAAACATATTTCTTGTTGGACTGGTATTGACTTGAATAGCTTATCTTTACATAAAGACGAAATCACGTCTTTATGTGAACACAAGCAAAAAGAGTCAAAAGGTGGAAAAGGTAACTTAAAACTTAAAAAATTTTCTAGTGATGGGACAACCATACCTATTATAAGACAGTATATCAGGAAAAAAATTGCTGAAGGTTTTAGACCAGACATCGTTCTATTGGATTATATCGACTGTGTTCAACCATCAAGAAAATATGATGATGCGAATGTTGGTGAAGGTAGTGTTATGAGACAATTTGAAGCTATGTTAGGTGAATTAGATATTGCTGGTTGGACAGCGGTACAAGGAAACAGAAGTTCAATAAAGGCAAACGTAGTAGAAGCAGACCAAATGGGTGGTTCGATTAAAAAAGGTCAGATAGGTCACTTTATTGTGTCAATCGCAAAAACTCTAGACCAAAAAGAAAATGGAACTGCAACAATGGCCATACTTAAATCACGTTTTGGTAAGGATGGTATTATCTTTGAAGATATAACCTTTGACAATGCTAGGATTCAGATAGATATGGGCCAAAGTAAAGGAGCAAGAACCCAAACTGAATACAAAAAAGATGTCGAAACTAACGACCAAGCAAGGGTAAATGAAGTTTTAGCCAGTACAAAAAGAAAAGCGGTTATAAACGAAGAATAAAAAACAAATTTAAATTATTAAAAATGTATCTAAAAGATAAAACACTTAAAAAAAGGTATTCCATTTTCCCAATCATTCACAATGACTTGTGGCAAATGTATAAGAAAGCTGAATCACAAACTTGGGTTGCTGAAGAAACAGATTTGAGTAAGGATAAATTTGATGAGCTAAAAGATAATGAAAAAACTTACCTTAAAAACATTTTGGCTTTCTTTGCCATATCAGATGGGTTGGTTATTGATAATTTGGCCACAAACTTTCTTAATGAAGTTGAAATATTGGAAGCTCAATATTTTTATGGTCATCAAACGTTTATTGAACAAGTCCACGCAAATGGATATTCTCTATTGATTGAAACGTTTATAAAAAATCTTCACGAAAAAGAAGAGCTGTTTAATTCAATGGAAAACAATCAAGCAGTGGCTAAAAAAGCTTCATGGGCTGAAAACTGGATAAACCATCCATCATTTGCTCATAGATTGGTAGCGTTTGCTTGTATTGAAGGTATCGCATTCTCTAGCGTATTTTCTGGGGTTTTCTGGTTTAGAAGCAGAAACAAAATGCCAGGTTTAGCTGCAATGAACGAATTAATTTTAAGGGATGAAACATTCCATTATGAATTTGCTATTAATTTATATAACAACTATTTGAAAGATGACTATAAGTTGTCAACTGACGAGTTAAGAAAAGTTATATTGGGTTGTTATGAAATTGAAAAAGCTTTTGTTGAAGAAAGTATGCCAGATGGTTTACAAGGTATTACAAAACAAGACATGGTAAAATATGTCCAATATGTTACGGATATTGTGCTAAACGATTTTGGTTGCCAAAGAGAATTTATGGTTAGCAATCCGTTAGAATATATGTCTAGAATTGGATTGTCTTCTAAAAATAACTTCTTTGAAAAGAGAGAAGGTGAATATACCAGAGTAGACATTCCAACAACTATTGATGGTATTTTTGATGAGGAATTTTAAACAAAATGGGAATGAGAATAGTTAAACGAGACAAAACGACACAAGCGTTTATGCCAAACAAAATCCTAACTAGGATTAAAACACAATCAACTGGACTAAATGTTGATGCCGATTCTTTATTTTTGGAAGTTATGCCGCTTATAAGCGATAACATTACAACAACAGAAATAGATGAAATCATCGCTTTTAAAGCTGCTGATAAAATCATTCAGCATCCAGACTACTCCTTATTAGGTGGTAGAATACTATTAAGTAGACAATCAAAATTGGTAGGTAAAGAACTACAACCAATTGATTTGACTTATGACTTTTTTGCTGCGACAACATTTCTTTCGAAGTATTCAAAAAGAGATAACAACAAGGCACCAATTGAACTTCCTTCATGCATGTATGAGCGTGTTGCTTATCATTTGCACGATGATGATGAAGAAGCTAGAAAAGAACTTTTAAAAGAATTAAAAAGCAAAAGAGCCAACTTTGCAACACCAACATATACAAACGCTGGTGTGGACAAAAGAAATGGTATGGTTAGTTGTAATCTAACACATTTGGAAGAAGATTCTTTTGAAGGTATTGAAGCTACTTTAACAAAGATAGCGTCTGCATCAAAAGAGGGTTCTGGTATTGGTTTACTTATAGACCCACTTAGAAGCAAAGACAGCTTGGTTCATTCATTCCAAGGCAACGCTGGAGGTGTTGTAAGACTTGCAGATATGGTTCAATCAAAAATGCGTTTCTACAAACAAGGCTCACGTTCTGGAAGTTGCGCTCTTTATTTATCAGTTTGGCATAGAGACATTTTTGATTTCTTAGACCTTACTTTACCAATTGGTGATGAACAATTAAGAACACGTGATTTATTTACTGCTGTTGTTATAAACGACTTGTTTATGCAAAAGCTTGAAAAAAGTGAAGATTGGTATTTGTTCTGTCCAAATGATATTAATAAAGCTGGTTTAACACCACTGCATCTTCTTTGGGGTGAAGAATTTGAAACAGAGTATCAAAAAGCGGTTGATTTGGGAATTGGTAAAAAGGTGAATCCAAAAGAAATATTTGACGCCATAATTAAAGCACAAGTTGAAAGTGGCAGACCGTATGTTATGTTTAAAGACAATGCGAACAAAAGAAATATGCAATCCAATATAGGCCCTATTTGTCAATCCAACTTGTGTTGTTTAAATGGTGAATCAATTATAACAATCATTAATGAAAACGGTGGTATTGAAAAAATAACTATGGAAGAAGTAGTTAAACTTTATGAAAAACATAAAAATATTTTAGTTTTAAGTCAAGATAATACTTTTCAACCAATATTAGGTGCTATAAAAACTAAAGATAATGCTGAAGTACTTGAAATTATTGATGAAGAAAAAAATGTTAGGATTATTTGTACACCAGACCATAGGATATTCACTAAAAATAGAGGTTATGTAATGGCTTGTGATTTACTAGAGGATGATGAGTTAGATACAAATTTTAATTAATAAAAAAAAAATATACAGTACATAGTATAAAGTACACTATGTACTGTATATTTATTAATATGAGATATTATATTTACATTTTATTAGATGATAGAGTAATGGGTGATTATAGTAATAATTATTCTGAAATAAATTACAAACCTTTTTATATAGGTAAAGGTGATTATAACGCTAAAAATAATAGAAAACGACATTTAACACATTATATTGATGTATTAAAAGATAATCGCAGTAGTAAAATAAACCCACATAAAACTAATACGATTAAAAAATTAATTGGATTAGGTTTCAAACCTAACTTTAAGGTTATATTTGAAACAGATAATGAAGATGAAGCTTTTAAAGTTGAGAAAGAATTAATTGGTTATTATGGTCGATTTACTGAAGGTGGTTTATTAACTAATATTGTTATAGGTGGAACTGGTGGTGATACTTTTAATAATAATCCTAAAAAAGAAGAAATAAGGGAAAAACATAGTGAAAATACTAAAGGTAGTAAAAACCCTATGTATGGTAGACCAATAGAAATTAATCCATCTTATTTAGCTAAAATTAATGGAGTTCATTGGAATAAAGGTAAGAAATTTACTAAAGAGCGTATAGATAATATGAAAGAAAATTTTAAATCTAGAGTTAAACGTTTAATAGTTATGATTGATTCTAAAACATTAGAAGAAATAGATATTTTAAATATTAATGATATACTTAATAAATATGAATTTAAAACTAAATCATTAATATACCGATGTATTAAATATGGTGGTACATATAAAGGCTATTATTTTAGATACAATGATAGTGAATTAGTCTATAGTAAAACTAAACGGTCAGATTATAAAAAACCTACTGATGATTCATCCAGAGGGTTTAAAACAACTAAAAATGGTATTATTAGAATTTCTAAATTAGTTTATTACAAAAAAGATATTGATAGTAATATAGAATTAGTTTTCAATAATGTATTTGAAGCTAGTGAACAAATCGGTTTAAACCCAACTGTAATCAGAAGAAAATGTAAAAATAACAACACTTTTATTGATATTTTTAGATGGGAGAATGAAGAATACACATTTGATATTAAAAAAGGTAACAATCAACGAAAAGTGAGAAGGATTGATAATAACGGTGATATTATCGAGTTTGATTCATTAAAATCAGCTGCTGAATATATAGATGGTAAAATAACATCTGTATTAGCAGTATGTAAAGGTAGAAATAAAACTTATAAAGGTTTTAAATTTGAATATATAAATAATTAATAATTAATAAAAAATAAATAATATGATTAAAATTAATAAATTAGAAAAAACTATGGATGTGTATGACATTCAAGTTGAGAATACTAACAATTTTTATGCTAATAATATATTAGTTCATAATTGTGAGATTTTTCAAGCTTCAAAACCAAAATACACACCTCAATGTACTTTGGCATCTGTAAACTTAGCTGAACACAATGGACTTAAATCAATTGACAAAACAACAAGGGTTTTGGTTAGAGGTTTAAATAAAGTTATTGATAAAAATAAATGGAGTGATGATTGGAGCGAAGCAGCTGGTTTGGACCAAAGAGCTTTAGCAATCGGTGTTGCTGGTTTAGCTGATTTCTTTGCAAAAAAGAAGATTTCGTTTGAAAGCGAAGAAGCTAAGAAATGGAACAACGACATTTTTGAAACAATGTATAAAGCTGCTGTTGAAGAGTCGATGAAAATAGCTGAAGAAAAAGGACAAAACTATCCAGCTTGGGAAGGAAGTTTATATTCTGTTGGAGAAACTTATATTGAAGGTTGGTCACCAAAACCAGCTGGAGAACCAATACCTATGTACAACAGTCTTCTTCTCGGTCTTATGCCAACAGCTTCATCAGCAATTCTTTTGGGTTCATTTGAGTCGTTTGAGCCAGTTACTGCTAATTTGTTTACAAGACGTGTTGGTCAAGGTGAGTTTTTGATTGTTAACAAATATCTTGTAAACGAATTGATTGAACATGAGTTATGGGATTCAGAAATGATTGACAAAGTTATTAAAAACAAAGGTAGTATTCAAAATATTGTTGATATACCAGAAGATATTCGTTTCAGATACAAAGATGTTTGGGAGATACCACAAAGAGTTTTATTAGACTTGGCCATCATTAGAAACAAATATGTTGACCAATCACAGTCATTGAACGTATATCATGCTGATGCAAAATATGGGAAAATAGCAAGTGCTTTGATGTATGCTTGGAAAGGTGGGTTAAAAACAGGTGTTTACTACACTAGGACAAAGTCAAAGTTGGAAACAAACACAAAATTAGCCACACAACAAGTAAATGTTGCCAAGAAACCAAAAGATAGTCAGTTTGAGTGTTTTGGTTGTTCAGCTTAAATTATTACATTAAAATTATAAAAGGGCCTTTTTAGGCCCTTTTTTTTATTTACATATTTACTTACAAAAATCTTTTAGTACCATATTTATGTATAAAAGCACAAACATGGCTGAATTAAAATACATCAACATAAATTATCCATTTAAGAATAGCCCAAAGGGTTTCTTCTTGGATTTAAACCTTGATGAAAATGCAGCAATCAAAGCAGATTTGATGCATTTAATATTGACCAGAAAAGGTCAAAGATTATATAATCCAGACTTTGGAACAGATTTACTTAGATATATTTTTGAGCCAGAGGATGGCTTGACATTATCTAAAATAAAAGAAGAAATTGACACAGCTGTAAACAGATATTTACCAAAATTAAAAGTAAATGAAATAAGTGTTACACCATCGGAGTTAAACGACCATGCAGCTGTGGTTAGGTTTGACTACACTATAACAGATGACGTTTTTACAACCTCTGATTTTGTAATAATTAATATATAATATGGCACAAGGAATTAACTATACTTCTCGTAACTTTGCGGATATAAGAACCGACCTAGTAAACATGGTTAGACAATACTATCCAGACATTTTTAATGATTTTAACGATGCATCTGTTGGTATGATGTTATTGGAATTAAACGCTGCTGTTGGGGACATGCTATCCTTCAATACAGACAGAATGTTTCAAGAAACACAAATTGATTATGCACAACAAAGACAATCAGTCCTTTCTTTAGCTAGAACATTTGGTTTAAAGATTCCAGGAAAACGCCCAAGCGTAACTATAGTTGATTTTTCAGTTACAGTACCGCCATTTGCAGATACATTTGATGTGTCATATGCACCAGTTATTAGAGCTGGAGCTCAAGTTAATGGTGCTGGTAAAGTATTTGAAACACAGTATGATATTGATTTTTCAAACCCATTCACAATAGGCGGTGTACCAAACAGATTGATTATTCCAAATTTCAATTCAAATGGTGTTTTAACTACTTATACATTGACAAAGAGAGAAATGGTTGTAAACGGTTTTACAAAAATTTTTAGTAGAACCATATCAGCAAATGACGTTAAACCATTTTTCCAAATTATATTACCAGAAAACAATGTATTATCGATTGATTCTATTATAGCCCTTCAAGGAACAAACTTTATACAAGACCCAGCATTAGACCAATTTTTAAACATTGAAAATAGATGGTTTGAAATGGATGCGCTAGCTGAAAGTGAAATCTTTATTGGAGATAATGCCGTTACTAGTGATAATGCTGGTATTAGACCAGGAAAATGGATAACAGTAACAAAAAAATTTATACGTGAATACACTGACTTAGGGTTCACAAAAATAACCTTTGGTGGTGGTAGCCAAGATGTTAGTAGCCTTTGTGATTTTGATGTAAACCCAGCTTTGGTTAATCAAATCGGTGATTTTATAAATAACATGGCATTGGGTGAAACGCCAACAGCAAATACAACCATGTTTGTAAAATACAGAGTTGGTGGTGGTGGCGATACAAATTTAGGACCAAACGTATTAACTAGTCTTGGTTTGGTAAACATGGTAGTCAATGGTCCAAATCAGACAGTAAATAACTCTGTTAAGGCTTCTCTTAGAGTGAATAACCCACTTCCAGCTTTGGGTGGTAAAGACGCTCCTAGCATTGAGGAAATAAGAAACATGGTTAAGTATAACTTTTCATCTCAAAACAGAGCTGTAACAATAAAAGATTATCATAGTAGGATTTCTTTAATGCCAGGTGAATTTGGCGTTCCATTTAGATGTGGTGTGTTTGAAGAACAAAACAAAGTTAAAGTGTATATCTTAAGTTTAGATGCCAATGGAAAATTAACCAATACTTCAACAACTACGCTTAGAAGCAATATTGCAACTTATTTAGCTGATTACAGAATGTTAAATGATTATGTTCAAATTTCAAACGGTAAAATAATAAACCTATCTTTTGAAATTGATTTATTTGTTGATAAAAAATCACCTCAGTCACAGATTATTTCACAGGTAATTTCAAGTGTTCAGAGCTTTATGGATATAAACAAATATCAGATGGGTGATAATATATATTTGTCACCTTTGATTGAAAATATAAATAATGTTGGTGGTGTATTAAACGTGATTGATTTAAGAATTTACAATAAAGTTGGAAACGGATATAGTGTCAATGAGATTTCACAACCTTACATAGATGAAACAACAAGACAAATAGATATAGCAAGTGACTATACATTATTTGGCGACCCAATCACAATGTTTGAGATAAAATTTCCAGCGCAAGATATTAAAGTAAGAGTCAAATCGTAAGGTTTCCTTATTTTAATAAGTTTTGTATATTTGAATAAATAAAAATTAATTAATATGGCTGGATGTAATTGTAAAGGTAAAGTATCTATGGAAGCTATGGGTGATTCAACTCAAAGCGAACAAAAATCATTTTTTGAAAAGTTTATAAAATATAGCTTAAAAACACTTATGTTTTTAATGTTTTTAATGGCATTACCATTTATAAATCTATATATAATTTATCTATCATTTAATATTATTATATTAAATGAAAATATTGATATTAAACCATTATTGTTGGCTATTGGTAACAAGTTTAAACCAAAAGACGATGACGATGATGATTTAATTGATGATGAAGAATTCGAAAAACTAACAGAAGACGATGTTGTTTTATTGGATGCTGAAGATATAACAGATAAACAAATCTAAATTAATGTCTGAATCAATAAGAATAAGAACCAAGCCAAATGGAGGTGACAAATATGTCAAAGTTAAAATAGACCAAGACATAGATTTTGTTGAAATCCTTTCATTAAAGATAACTCAGGATGAAATTTATCAAAATTTTTGTTCTGATTATGGTGTTGTTGCTGGTAGAGTAATTATAAACAGTGGATTTGGGGTTCCTAACGCAAAGGTTAGCATCTTTATACCTATTGACGAAATAGATAAACAAGATGTTAAAATATCTGGCCTTTATCCGTATGATACTGTTACAGACAAAGACAGTGACGGAATAAGATACAATTTATTACCTAGATATTCAGTAACTGAAAATGATTGCTTTACACCAGTTGGTACATTTCCTAGCAAAAGAGAGGTTCTAGATAATTCAGACATTTTAGAGGTATATTGCAAATATTATAAATTTACAACCACAACAAATTATGCTGGTGACTTTATGATTTTTGGTGTTCCTATAGGAACATACACACTCCATGTTGATGCAGACGTTTCTGATATTGGAATAGCATCACAAAGACCATATGATTTAATAAGACAAGGCAATTCACCTAAATTTTTTGACAGCCCAACAAAATTTAAAGCTGATACTAATTTAGACAGATTAATTCAGATAAAATCATCCAATGTAGGTGTAAACGTGCAGCCTTTTTGGGGTGATATGGACAATTGTGAAATTGGTATTACAAGAGTAGATGTTGATTTGAATTATACGTTACAACCTTGTGCTATTTTTATGGGTAGCATTTACGGTGACCAAGATAAAAATTCTGTCAACAAAAGGTGTAGACCTAGAAAAAAGTTAGGCGAACTGTGCGAACAAGTTGCAGGGGCAGGTAGCGTAGAAATGATTAGAAAGAATATCGATGACGAAATTGAGGAATTTTCAGTAGATGGTGGTAGAGTTATTGATGATGATGGAACATGGGCTTTTCAAGTTCCAATGAATTTGGACTACATGATTACCGATGAGACTGGGACACTAGTTTTGTCAGAAGACCCTAATAAAGGGGTTCCTACTAGAGCTAATGTAAGATTTAGAATAGGAATGGACGTGACTGGTGGTGAAGGTAGACTTAGAACTAGAGCGAAATATTTAGTCCCAAACAACCCACAAAACAGTAATCAGATTGATTATAATTTTGATGAAAATACAAAGCCAACAAGTTTTAAAGACATATATTGGAATAAAATATATACAGTATCAAACTTTATTAGTAGATATCAAAAAAGTTTAACAGGTGCTTCAAACAGAAATATAACAGCAATGAAAGATGTTGATGCTTGTGCTGGTGATAAAAATCCGTTTCCTTATAATAGAGTTAATACAACTATAAATCCAATATTTTTTATAATATGTTTAATTATTAAAATCATTGGTTTTATTGTTGGTTTGATTAATTTTATAATAATACCCCTCATAAACGTTATAGTAAGCATTATAAGGGGTATTGTTAAATTTATTAATAAACTTGGGGCCGATTTGAACGAACCAGATTTTGTATCATGTGTAACAATTCTTTGTCCAGCTGATGATGGTTCATTGTTTGCACCAGGATGCCGTAAAGACAGTAAAGGTTTTGATGCAGCTACACCCCCAATTAATTATTCTAGCAACTTACCAACTGATTTAGCTGGTTTAGATGATTGTTTGGCTTTTCAGATGGCTCAAGAGTTAAATCTTTTCCAATTTGATTTTTATAACGATTGGGTAACTGGAACGTTATTTGGTTATTTGTTAAAATATAAAAAGAGAAGAAGAGGCAAAGAAAGATTTTGTGAATTTGATTGTGAAGATTTTACTGGAGACCCTAATTATTCTGGTGTCGATGGGAATAACAATGGTATACCAGATAACCCTTGTAGAAACAATAAACAATTGGACACTTGTTACAGTTGTAATAGTAACAATTGTCAGAAAGACTATCGTGATAACGGACTTATTAGAGAAGGTTTAATTAAAAAATACAAAGACGAATTTTATTATGCTGCAACAACCCATAATGCAGCGTTTAAGTTATTTGCTACTGATATTGTTTGTTTGGGTTCGGTGTTCTCATGTGATTGGCAAGGTTATCCAAAGTTACAACCATCATTAGTCGGTTCAAGTTATAAGCTACCGCCAGAAATTGAAGAACTTGATGATGACAATGTTACAGTATTAGCGACTGGTCAAGTTAAAATTGGAAACGGTGCTCCAGGATTATTTTTTGATATTAATTGTGCTGGTTTACATGTTGATGCAAGACAATGTTTAAATTTAAGACATATGTGTGAAGTAGAAGTTGACTTGGACGAAGCATTATTTAACCCACAAACTGGTGCGATTATGACACCAGCGAATGGTAATTTAGGTAGCAATGATATTGACGATACGTTTGGTAAACAATTTAGAGATGCTTATCTTTATATAAACAGCGCAACAACATTCCCTGTTATTTATTCACAACCAGCAATCATCAATAGTGATTTTAATTTAGCTAACGATGCAATTTATAACTTTTCTAGTGGTTTTCCAATTAACGGACAAGATTATGCTAACTTTAGGGGTTATGCAAACGACAATAGTTTTGTTCAACCAAAACATTCATTTTTCATGTATTTTGGAACTCAACCAGGGCGTTCATCTTTGGATAAAATGAATCAAAGATATTTTACACCATGTGTTGTAATAGTTGATACTGATATGGTAATAGATGCAACAGTTACACCAACAACAACTACAGGTGGGTTTGACGGACAAATAACATTTACAATCGTTGGCAGTCAAGGCCCTTATACATACACAATAACTGGGCCGAATAATTACACAACTAGCGGAACAATAACAGTAACACCAGCAACTGATACAGCAACTGGTTTAGAACAAGGTACATACACAATAAGTGTGTTTGATGCTGGTGGAAACCCAGTGACACAAACAGTGATTGTAGGTGGACCACCATCATTCTATTGTAGTGC